GGCCTAATCTATCTAGAAGCGCTTGCCCTTTAAGCTGAGAATATTCACTTTCTTTAGCAGCAAAATCCTGCTGCATAGATACCTCGGCTTTTGCCAGTTCTCGCTTTTCTTGTGTAACAAGTGCTTTTTCAAACTCAGCGGCTACGCCACCTAGAGCCTGCGCGGTGCGGCCAGTGTTACGGGCCTGTGCGCCGCCAAACATATCCGCGTTTGTGTTGAGGCTCTGGGGGGGCGTGATGCGGGCCGTGGGCGCAACCTCACCTAAGTTGGCTGTGCGTGACCCCGGAGATATAATTTTTGATACCATCAGAATAAATTCCCGCCTGCGGGAGCAAAACTTGTTGCTGCGCTAGCTCGAATAGCACCGGAACTGGGGCTTCCAAAACCGCCACCGGCAAACGTCCTGCCAATTTTGGCAGCGCCTCCCAGCAGCGTAGCCGCGCTGGCAGCGCCGAGGCCCGCCGTAGCCCCCGCAGCCTGCGTGTCAAAAAGACCGGCTTGCGCTTGAAAGTTTACGCCCTGCACTATAGAGCGGTGAGCCTCCGCCTCCGTCTTGTCGCGTATGCGTAGGACGTCCAACTCGCCCGCCTCCGCTAGGTCTGCTAGCAGATCGGCGTTTGTGGAGCCCGGATCGTCCACCAAAAACCCTAGCGCGGCCTGTGACGCCCTCGCAGCGCCCTTTGTCTGCGCTATGCGCCTGCGGTGGTCTTCCTCTTCCGCCGCGCCTCTGTCCCTAATTGAGTCGGCGTTCTGTCGGGCAATAATGGCGTTGTTGCGTGCAACGGCAGCTTGGTAGTTTGCTTGCGCCGCCGCAGACTTAGCCTGCTGCCGCTGAGCCTGCACCGTCATAAGCGTAGAGGCCGCTGTAGCGGCTATCGCTATTACGGCCATTGTAGTGGTTGTAAAAGGCATTATACAGCCCTCATCAGGCAGGCACCCGACACTTCAAACCCAATCTTGTTAAAGAACGGGATGGCCCGGTCGTTATTTATACCGGCGTCCACGTCTATCTTTACAATGTCCGCACCGTTGTCTTTTGCCCAAACGTGGAAATTATCGGCTAGCTGCTTAATCTGCACGCCACCACGGGCGCTTGGAACGCTGTACACAACTAAGTCCTGAGCAACCATGACATCCATAAATAGGTGCTGGTTGATCTCTCCTATCAGCATCGCCTTTAAGTCGTCTCTAAACGACCCTTGGGCGAAGACACCGTCCTGCCCGAGTATCTCCTGCATGATGTGGGCGGTGCGAGCCATGTTGAGCGGGTACGCGTTGTAGGGGCTTTCCGCGTTCATGCGGTGCCCCAGTTCTAGTATCTTAGGGATGTCCGCCGTCGTTAAGTCTTTAATCATTAGTTTCCTCCAACTGTGACGTCTGGGATGAGGGCCAGTACGGTCAATGGTAAAGGATCGGTTTGTTGAATAATGTACTTGCCCTCTTTATTCCAGTCAGGCGGCAGCGTTACGTCTTTATCTCCTGTCAGCATTTCCGGCGGCTGTCCCCAGTTAGCCTGTAGGCCAAATTTTGCTTCGCGGAGCCTATCACGGCTAACCCCCGCTGCGAACCCCAGCGTTTGCTCACACCTGACTGTAAGGCGTGATACCTTCTTGTGCTTTCCTTGTACTGTTTCCGCGCTTGCAGCGCCTGCGTCTAGTCGCAACGTCTCTATTTCGGCTGTGTACGGAAAACCTACGTGTACCCGGCTAGCGGCAGTGGGGAGGGTGACAACGCCACTCGTGACGGTCAGGTCTTTGACGACGTAACCGTTTGCCAGCGCCACAACTTTTTCGCCTTCAAGATGCCACAAAAACGGCACAGTTGTGGAAGCTTTCCGCACTTCACCCCCGGAGTAGTAAGTGCTAAACGCGCTGCCGTTGTAATTGGCACCTTCGTTTTGAAGTTGAAAAGTGTGCGTAGTGACGTTGGCTATTGTAAAGCCGGTCCCGTTAAAATCCTCTGACAGCGCGGAACCTTTAGTGGTGGTGGCGTCTGTCTCGTACACACCAGATACGTCAACCACGTCGCCGTTACTAAACCCATGACTGGTGGCGGTCACCACCACTGGATTGGCTGAAGTGGCCCCGGTTATTGTTTTAGGGCTGTCGAGGCTTGTAGCGCAATCCACAAACACCCAGTCCTGCACGTCGGTAAACTCGCGTTCCGCCATGCGCTCTATATACTTGACGTCTCTGCTGCCTACTTTTCTTTCTACCACAAAATACACGGCGTCGTCGTCTCCCTCTCGGACAGACGCCACAGACTTAAAGTCGCCCTTTGTTACGTGCCTGCTCCAGCCAAAAATTTCCTGCTCACGCAAGTACGTTTGCTGCACACACAGGCCGTCGTCGCGTACGCACCACAAAGATGAGAACGGGGCAGACGCAAAATCCCAATCTACAATAGTATTAAAATCAAAAAGGTGGCGAGCTAAAATAGAGATGTCGTTGCCAGCGTAGGCGTCGGTCTCAAACTTGTACCCTAAATCTCGCACTGTCTGGCCGTGGCACATAAAAATGGCAAGATCGCCAGCCACAATTGGTTTTATAATAGTGGACCCATAGTAAGACTGAGGCTTTATCTGGATAGTGGACGGAGTAATACGGTCATCAACACCTGTAACTTGCCATTCTCCACCAGAAGTTAGCACTAGGAGGTCGGACAGGGGTACAAAATGGCGTATCTCATTCACCTGTAAAGCGGCTATAGTTGCCGTTATTGCGTCGTCGTCCTTTGTCGGACTGGAAACAGCGTGGTTTGTGAAGTTCGCGGTCTGGCTAAAAAATATGCCCTGCCTGTTAGAGTTCGTGTTGCCGAACAGTCGGCGCTGCTGAAAGAACCCACCCGTGCTAGGAAAACTGTTGGTGGACTTAAACGGATTACGCGTTTTCGGAGGCGTGTCGTTTAAGTCTGGGTCTATGTTGTCATCCGTAAAAGTTGTGTTCTCTGTTTTTCCAATAAATCCATAAATACCATTCTTTTCTTTGTAGATTGTGTAACTCTCGGCCCCCGCTGCTGCCGTCCACGTTATCGTATTATCTGCTGTGGCGGCTCCGTTAGCTATTTCGTCGTAAGCGATAAGTGCGGCTCCCCCAGACGTGTATGTGGTAAAGTTTGTCGAGTCGATGTCGTTTCCAGCGGTGTCGGTTAGCGTAATTGTGTGCGTTGAAATAGCGCGGGCTTTAAATCTATCTCCGTTTAGCTCTGTCATACCACCAATGCCAGAAAGGTGTATTTCGTCTCCGTTACTGACGCCGTGGCTAGTAGCTGTAACAACGCAGGGGTTGGCTTTTGTAATTGCGGATATGTTGAACGACGATCCAGTTCCGCGCAGGCTCTCTTCGGCGTTATCTCGGTTCACTGCTGTGACAACGTATGACGCGTTTTCAGAGCCTGTTGTGTTGGGAGAGACTGATATACTAGTTGGGAACGCCTGCTTGGGCTGGAACACAATCTTTTCCAGCGTCCAGACGTCGTTTGCAGTTCTAGTGAGCTCTCTGGGTTCGTGAGACGGGTGTACTAGCGTCATAACATCGGCGGACTGAAAATAGTCTAGTTCAAAAATTTCAGCCGTAGTGTACGGGGTGGCTACTTCAAAGATAACGGAAGCGGTGCCGCCAGACGTGTAGGTAGTAAAAGCAGTTGAATTAATGTTTGCCCCACCTTTGTCCTGTAAGGCAAAAGTGTGTGTGGATGCACTGGCAACCAAAAACTGACGACCGTTAAGCTCAGTCATGCCACCAACGGACGAAATAAACACCTCCGTTCCGTTTGCCAGCCCGTGACTGCTAGACGTCACAACGCATGGGTTGGCTTTAGTGGCAGCGGTAATACTTTTTACTTGGCTGGTGTCTACAACCAGCCCCCCGTCTACCACAACCCGAATATATTGGTTTCCTATTTCTAGGCAATACGTTTCATCGGTGTTAAATTCAAAGGGTATTATTCTAGTAGACAGCGAACTGTTTTTTACTTCGCAGACAAATTTTGTACCGGGGCGGTTGCTGACACCCCCCGAGGTGCGCACAAACATATTCTCACATTTAGCCAAGCTGGTTTGGTATTTGCTAATATCAACGCGAGCCGCTACGGCTTCGGATATCTCACCCCCAGCAAACGATGGCTGAATAATTTTAGTCATTAGGCCCTCGCATCAATCCAAGATGCTTCGGGGGCGTCTCTGTTGCGCCCCTCGCTGCTATCGGTGTCAGCGGCCTGACTAACAACTCGGAGAACCTCCTGATCCAGCGCACTCTTAATATCTAGGCTCCCGGTGAGCGCCATAGCGGTTCGAGCAGCCAGTAAGAAACTGAGTGCCATTGTGAACTCGGGGTCGAAGCGAGTGGTGTCCTCAACCCTAGATGTGTAGAAAAACTCTGCGTCGTCTTGGTCTGTCAAAATCACTTTTGTGTTGTCTTGCAACAACGCTATTTCAAAGTCTATAGGAGCCACGTCTACGCCAAGGGGATTAGAGACGCCGCGAACTTTTACAGCGTCTGGTGGATACTGATACGCAAAGTCCCAAAACCCCGGAACTGTTATGCCAGCTAATTTTGACGGGCTGATATACTTTTTTGCAAATCGCCACGGGAATCGGCGGAGTATCTCGTCTCTAGTGTCGTCAAACACTAGATTAATCTGCTCCGCCTCCGTGCTTTCTTCAGTCAGGTCGGCAATGTCGTACCTGTCGCCAATATGCTGAAGCGCCAGCTTTGCTATTTGAACCTGACTAGCCATGAGTTACTCCTTAGCCCTCTTAGTAGCAGCGGGCTTCCCTTCACTTTCGTGTACTACAACGCCCCGAGTGGGGATTTTAAAATCAGGGGGAAGCTCGTACGTCTCACCTTTTTCAAACATACTGTATCCCTCTACACCAGAATAGTAGTTCTCACGAAACTCCACGGTCTTTGTATTCGCCATTAAAAACTCCTCCAAGAGTGGGGGCGGGCGCAGGCCCGCCCCTAACACCCCTTAGTTAGTGGCGTCTGGGTAAGACTTCCAACCCTTCGGATCGAGCGAAAGGAAGGCGTTGATCTTACCAGCGGTCAAAGCAGCCGTGCCTGTCGTGGTTTGGATGCCGAGGTAACGCTCGTAAGGAACATCCACACCAACTGGTACAGGAACAACCAACTCAAACCCGGCTACCAACGATGCTTTAGCAATTGCACCGGACGAGTAGTGAACACTTGCACTACCGTCTGTGGCAATTGCCGCTGCCGCGTCAGAAACGAGTTTAAAGTCAACCGTAGCAGACCCGCCGGAAGTAACAGCCGTGTCTACCTGAATGACGAGGTAGATGGGCTGCCCATTGCCGAGTTCTACCGGATTAGTCGGGGCAGAACCCAAGTCGATTACGTCACCGATAAGATCGGTATCCGTGCCTGAAGTGTCCAACGCAGTTGCGTCAGCAAACTCCAAAAGTTCGTCCATAATCATATGTATTACTCCTTCGATCTGGACCGTTGAACCAACCTAGCTGATCGTCGCTTCGTTAGTCTTGAGCGAGTCAACTCGGCGTATGGGGTAGCCACCCCACGAGGTCTGCATCGTACCCCCAACCATATCCATAGACAGGGTCGAGTTTTTGACACCGTCAGATGTCTGACGCCGCAACATTGACAAAATCGACTTGTCCATGTACCACGCGCAACGTCCAACCGAAGTATTCGGAATTTCAGTTACGGCTTGGTGCATAAGGTCGTTCAAGTCGGCAGAGCTTCCCGAAAGGTCGGCAGCCAAGTTGGAACGGTCGATGTTGGCAATGCGGACGATATAACGCCAGTCGCGGACAGACAGTCCTACGTCCCAGCGATAGTGCGTCCGATACGCCTGCATTAGGCCCGAAGTGGAGCCTGCCGCATCTTGCACAGTGACTTCGCCAAGGTCTCTCTGCTGAATGCCAGCTTTTGAGCCTTTGGGGATGATGCCGTGGCAAGTATTAGGCGACCAGCAGATAAGCCAAATTGAGGCGTTATCAGAGCCTGATCCCGCACCATTAATAATGTTGTCGCCGTTCTCGGCGGACAAACTATTAAAGCGAGGGGCCAAACCAGTAAACTCTTCCGGGGCGGTTGACTCGTCGCCATAGAACAGCTTCGTGGCTAGGGTTTGGTTCATGCCCTCAATGTGAGGACGGTCTTCCTGAAGACGGAAGGACGCAGGGTTTCCGGCCATATCAACAAGGGCCTTATCCACCTGTGAGTAGTCTTCCATCATTCCGCAATTATCCGTGACCTGTACGGCCCGACTTTTGGTCGGCTGCACAAATCCGTACATCTTACGGAAGGTAGGTGAGGGTAAACCGGACCGCATGGAAGTACGGTGACCCGTCGTGAGGTTGCCCTCAAGCCACGTCATGTCTTCCAGAATCTCGTTGGTCTGGTTCAATATTTCGATCACGTCGGCAATGCTGCCGTCGGGATCGGTGACCTTCGCCAAATCAGCGAGGGTCGGGTTCTCGGTGCCAAGCGTAGCCATGAAAGTTTACTCCTTCTCTAGCTTGGTTGTTGCTCATTGAACATAGACGGGTACATGCGTTGCAGGGCGTCTTCATTGCTGGCTTTGTGACCATCGCCTTCAATAAGGGGCGCGTCCGTAATGCTCTTACCCATCCGGTACACGAAACGTAAAAACGCTAGGTTGTTTCCAAGTCCCAGACCGTCGATGTTGTTTGGCCCCGGAGCGTCAATCAAAGACTTGAGGTCATCGCCACCAAACTCGTCCGTTACTTTCTTGATAACGGCAAGGTTAGACTGGAGGCTTCCGCCACCTAACTCGTTGTCTGCCTTGACGTCGTCAGCCCACGAATTTACGCGGTCTATGTAGGCGTTTGCCTGATCGACTTGCGCCTGCATGGTAGCCTGAGCTTCATATTCCACGAGAGACTGAAACTGATCTTGCGACAGCTTCATTTCTTTAGCGGCGTCTTTGAAGGTCTCTACCTTTTTTTGGGCTTCCTCGCTGAGATCGAAGTCCTCGGGCGGTGTAAACTCGTACTCTTCGGGCACACCGTCCGCCCCGTCACCCCCGTCGTCCGACAGCAGGGTTTTGGTATCGTCGGAAGCGGCACTCTCCTCCGCCGCTTCTGCATTCTGTTCTTGAGGCTCTGGAGCTTCCTCCGTTGCCTCTTCCTCTACTACTACTTCTTCTTCCTCAGCCATCAGTATCTCCTCCACTGGCTACGCTCACTTCACCCTGACAACAGTCGCCGTCAGTTACACATTTGCAATCGGCACACTGATAGTGGCCGTGTACCCACACTTTCGGCTTGTCGCACCCGCATTTAGGGCAAGTCAGGTCGTGCATAATACGAGAGTCGGCTATCGCTGTTTGCGCTCTGTCACTCATCAAAATGATTTTCCTGCAACATCTGGATAAAGAGGCTAGGACAATTAGCGCGGGCCTCTTCGACAAGGCTCTCACCAACAGAGCGAGCGCCCTCGTTAAACGCCGTACTATCAGTGCAGTTCGGCACATGGCTCGACGCACTAACGTGGCAGCGGCTATACGCAATTTCGTAAAACCATCTACGACCGCGCTCCGAAGAGAGGATATGTTCAATGTCATGCTTTCTGTCCTCTTCCTGATCTACTGCCTTCTGTATCTGACCGGGGTCAGTGCTGTCCTTTACAACGTGAATAGCCACTACACGGTCTCACCCGGAGGGGCGTCCGCGCCTGCTCCTAGTAAGTCGGTTAAAGCGTTGGGGTTCTGTGTGTCAGCTTCGCTGAGAACTTTAGCACCCTGAGCTAACTGGCTGCCTTGCTCTAGCGCCTGCTGCTGCTGCATTTGCTGCATACGCTCCTGACGTTTCTGCGCTACTTGGTCTTGCCCGTACAGAAGCTCTGGAGACGCACCCATGATATCCGCGTACTCGCGCACGGCAAAGTCCATGTCCACGTTGTCCATAACTTCCGGGTTGACTGCCACAAGATTGCCAGCAAACGCCATTGTTCTCTCGATGGTCGTTGCAGCTACGGCTTGTTGTGCCTGTGCTAAGAGGGAGACGTAGTCCACATCTAGCTCTACTCCGTCGAGCGCCTCTGGAGGATCGGGGAGGAGACCGCCCTCCACGGCGAACTCAAAGACGTCGTCCAGAAGTGGGGTTAGCAACTCTACGTTGCACCTCTGTAGCACAGGCGAAAGCAAGGTTAGCTTTTCTTCATGCCTCTCCACAACCTCTGTAGCCGTCATCTGTCTCCTGTCCGACTGGATCATCATTGCAAACAGGTCCGCGTAGAAGCCCCGCTGTATCCGGTCCTGCACTTCTCGAATGTCCAGCGCCATCTCCTGAATGCGGGGCTGTATTTGATACGCGGGTTGAAAGCCTTGGCTGCCCTGCGTTGGGTCAACGTATGTATTTCCACCCGGAAGCGTGGACGTCGGCTTGCCGCGCAGATTGATCGACGCAACCATCGGCGGGTTGACCATCTTGTCTATGGCCTGAGCCTTACGCTTTTGCTGGTGCTGTAACTGCTTAATATCCCCGAGTGAGTCCATGCCGGGGGATCGCCCATAGACATCCCCCTGTAGGACATCCCAGCGGGGGACGTAGGCAGGCATTTTTGTGTGGCCGCCTTCAAACAGCAGCTTATCGCCGTCGCCTCCGTACTCCATGTACGACGACCTGACGGGCATGTTTAATTGATCCTGTTTGGACATATCGCGCTCTTCGTTACGGCGCGGCTCAATCATATGGATAATTGGTACAAGCTCGTCGTAGTTCTTGCTGTCCCACAATTTCTTGGTGGTGGCGCTAATACCGTCCCAGTCTATAGTGCCGTCGTCCTGTACGCCGAATTTCTCTACTACTTGGCTGACCGTCATGGTAAAGTAGCGGCCTAATGTATCGACTTCGCCAAGATGGTTTTCAGCAATGACATACTCGCCAGCGGTGTATGGTCGGAAGCGTATTACCGTGTCGAAACTACGCTCCCTGTAGAGCGGCGCAGTACCGAACGCGCCCAACTCGGTGTAGACGGTGTGCATGACGTTGTAGAAATTAGAGGCGTTAAGGATAGCCCTCTCGATTTTCTCTACTTCATGCAGCCATACTTTCACGTCGTCCCGTTCCATAAGCGCTTCGTCAGCAATCTTACGTCGGTGCCACGGTCTCGCAGGGCTGGTCATGCCAGACATCATCCCCGCCGCCATCGTTCTTAGCGCCTGCGTCGGAGAGCTATCAATAATCTTGGAGTTACGCTTTCGCCCTCGGGTGTTTGAGCTGTCCTCAATTAAGAACCGCCCACGACGCGGCACCAGATAGTCGCTTAATTCCATCCAGTGAGAACGCCACGACGAGCGGTCGTTCTCTAGCTTCTTGTACCGTCGGATGATCGGCCCTCTCTTCCCTTTAATGGTAGAGAGGGACTGCAAGTTCTCCGGTGTCGCCAGCAGCGCCATGTTATTGCCCCAGTAGCGTCTTGGTTGTCGTGGCCGTGCCTACTCCACCCAGCGGCGTCTGGACGGTTCCGCCCTGACCGGATGCTATACGCGCCCTGCGTTGCTCATCACGACGCGCCTGCTGCACAGCCTCGTCCGTTTTACGCGCAGCTGGCTTAGGTGGCTCAGGAGGTGGAGGTGGCGGGGGCGGTGCGGGAGCGCCGCCACCAAAACCGGGAATAATAAAACAGCGTATCAGACGGTCAAAAATGCCCATACTGTTCTTCTTTCTCATCAGGTGCCGGTACAACTGGTGAGGCGTCAGTGCCCACGACCGTATCCCCAGCAATAGCTTTACGTGGCCCACACAGTTGTTGACCATAAACGGCCCGCGTTGCGCGACTAGATTGACGTGCGTCTCTATAACTTCATAGCCGTGCTTGAGATAAAACCCGGCTAGGTCGTAGTCGTCCTTTGCTAGGCACGCTATGCGCGGTGACCCTTTTCCCCAGTCATAACTCACCCAGTGCCCCCGCTGTCTATCGCGTACCGCACACCACACATGCCGCCTATCTTTGTGCATAAAGCGCTGTAGTGGGTGGGAGTTCTCCACGTTAAAGACTATCAGGGCATCCATAGCCTTCGCCTATACCACACTTCTACGCGTTGCGTCTAGTCGTATGGGTTATAGTCGGTCTGGGATTGCTCTCCGTCGCCCCTGTACCCCCGACGCGTTGGTGCAACGGGCATCGCGTACGTCAGAGCCAGCGCATCCGCCAAGTCGGGTGACGCAATGCCGCGCTTCTTGGCGTCCTCTTTCTTCTCAAGCTGTATCTGGTTGCGCGTGTTGAAGCCGTACTCCAGCCCGGTCAGGTCCGTCACTAGGTCGTCGTTGTCGGGCAGGCGTATGCCGTCCTGTATCGCCGTCCTCATATTGCCCCAGCACTGCGCCCGCATGTTGGCGTACATGCTCTGCGTTGCCTTCGACCCGAAGTTGATCTCGATGA